AAGAAGGGAACAAGTTTTACCCTGTTCCCTTCTTTATACTATACTCTATTCACTTTGTTAATTAGACATTAACTCTTCAAATGCAGAATCTACAGCGCTCTTAGACTTTACTGGTGTTGCAGCAGAATACTTCTTGGTTTCGCTTGAAGAAGCTTCTGCATCGGCATCATTATCTGCGCCAGCAAGATATTCATCAAGAATGGTTGATACTTCTTGTGAAGACTTACGGGTATGGAGCTTTTCAAAATCTGGAAGAGTCTCAAGTAATTCCTTGCACTCTACATCAGTACCTTGACAAAGCTTGCTAGTCTTACGAGCAGGAGTAATCTTTGTGGTTGGGAAAGATTGACCGGGAGCCTTAGCTGAATGAATGGACAAATCAGTTCCAGCTTCTGGATCCGTAATATCGCCGTAATCTGGATTTAGAACAAGATTGATAAGATCTTGGTAGGCATTCTTGCCATAACCCCAAACCTTTAGACCTTCCTTCTCTTCGCCGCGTACAAGCACAGGAGAGAAGAAGCGTTGGCGTGGAAGGAACTTCTTTGCCATCTTGGATGATTCTTCATCCTTTTCCTTGTAGAGCTTGCTAGCAAAATCACAAGCAGCGCATTGATCGCCAAAGTTCTTCTTTGGACAGAGGAAACCGCCCTGTGTGCCTAGTTCATAATGGAACCAATATTCCTTGAATGGATCACCGTCTGGTGTTGGAACAATACGGAGTGAATAATTTTGACCTTCTTTTGGACTCCAGAAAAGAGTCTTGCTGCCAGAACCGCCCTTGTTTTGTAGTGCTTGAAGCTTTGCTTTCATTTTCTTTACGTCGATACCCATGTGTTTATCTCCTTGTTAGTCGGTAAATCTCCCGCTAACTGTTATGAACTGTAACACGGTCTGCGCTACAGTTAAAGTACAAAATTTACTTCTTCTTCTTTTACAGCGCCTTCAACTGTTTTCCAATTGAAGATTCGGAATCCATTTGCATCAAGATCCCAAACTAGTTCCATGCCTTCATCTAAATTATGTTGTTGATTTCCGCCCTTAATCTTATCAGAAACAAACTGGCTTGGCAAATCATTTAATTTTGCAAAATGCATATTTCGCACATCGCCATTTTTCTTTTTATAAGTTGCATGATAACTTTTCATTATTCACCTATAGTTGAACTGCTTTGCTATTATGAACTACAAAACAAAAATCTGCACTGCTATTTGTTCTCCGAATAGTATAACAAGCCTTCATACCGTTTGCAACTTTGTTTTTTAATTTTTCTTTTATTTCTCGCATCAATTTTTTGTTTGAATTAATTGTTTCTTCGGTAAAGAAAAAATGATATTCTTTATGCTCTATCATTTCCATTGTATACATTTGCCTTTCGCTGTCCGTCTTTAAATCATAAAAGGCAAATGTACTTATTCTGGCTGCATCGCTTGGAGGAGAATAATGATCTATTAGCGAATCATCGTTTAATGAATTAATATAAATAATTATATTATGTAATAGTTTTAAATACTCTTCATATATTTCTGTTATAGGAGTATCATCCATTATTAATTCTGTCAATGTTTCATCAACTAAATATAGTCGTTTAAATAAACCAGAACGTGCATATTCTTGAAAAACATTAAAAGCTAATTTATCTTGAAGTGCTCCATTTTTACCAAGAAACATTCTCTCTGGTCGTAGATAAACAACAGAAATATTTTTATATTTTATCTGTTCTAAAACTTTCAAAGAACAACTTAAAACGTCACAATCTCCGCTTGTAATAAATAGTATTTCATTATGAACATCTTTGAAAAAATCACTTAAATCTGGTACATTTTTTTCATAATCTTCTGGTATCTTTTGTCTCTGTAAACCATAACAATTTTCACCTTCAATTTCTTTATCAATCAGTTTAACTTGGAATCCCTCTTTTTCTTCAAAAAGTTCTCCAACGTCACATGCTTTTGGTCCTAGACAAATAACAGTTTTCATTATTCTACCTTTAAATTTAGTTTCTTTAATTCACCATAATTCTTTCCAGCTTTAACATTTACTGGAAACTTACCATATGGTGTATTCTGCAATATCTTAATTATTTCGACTATATCATTTTTCTCATCATTTGTTACGTCCAAAACAAATTCATCGTGAACAAGAAAAGAAACAAAACTTTTCTTACCCTGCAAGAAATCATCTATCTTAATAATTTGACGGTGGAACATATCAATAAAAGTAGATTGATTTAGGTAAGATATAGCGTGATGTTCGTCTGCCTGAATCTTCCTATTAAATGGCGTTTCTACATACCCATCAATCCAATACTTATTAAGTAATGCCTGCTTATCATATAAGGCAGATAACTCCTTATCATATTGCACGGAAAGAGGAGAATGTGAGTTGTACAACCAAGCTGTTGCTGTTTCTTTCGCTTTAGAGCGGTCTAGCTGCCCTTTAAAAACGTTTTCGGCACTCCAACCGTGCAAGTCCCCTTCTGGTTGCACTTTACCGTTTAAAGCCAAAGCTGTGCGTAGTTCGGCGGCATTCATATCAAAAACAACAAACCAATCATTTTGTGGCCTTAAGATACTACGATATTGTTTTGGGAAAGTCAATATAGGAAAGCTATTTTTGTTAACCGTCAAACGTCCTGTGATGGACGAAAACATATCATAGGAAATATGGTTTGTGCCGTTGGCAATCTTTTTATAAAAAGCCATAGCATTTTCTTTTGCTAGTTTGTTTTTGATACCTTCAAGATCAATATTTAGATCACGGCTTTTAATATCATGTAATAATTCATTAAATCTTTTATAGAATGCATATTCTGCTGGTCTTGGAACCGTGTCAAAAATATGCTGTGTAATTTGATTACGTAAATGGCAATATTCAATAAGAAAACGTTGCGGCGTCAAATCAAAAAAACAGTTTTCACGAAGAGAAACTTTTGACTCAATACAAGATGCAACAATGCTCTTAAGTTTTTTATTAATGTTTGTCCAATCTTCTTTTAGATATTCTGGACAAACTTCATCTAAATTTTTACCATCACAATATAATTGTGCGTAGTCAATATTTTTTCCCTTCAAGAATCCAGAATATGACCATGTAGCTGAAAGATTATTTGGTAATGGTTTATGAAATTGTAATTTTTCTTCTGCGTAAAATCCTACGCATTCATTCTTATCGTCAAGAGTTTGAAATAGCAAATTAGTACCTATAAATGTATTATTGGTTCACCGGCATTAGATACTTTATCTTGTACTACTTCTTCATTTTTTTGTAAAGAGGAAACATATGCCAAATATTTATAGTCTTTAAAATAATCATTAATATATTTCATCGCATCATTATTTCGATTATATTTTACATACTGATTAGCTTCTCTTACTATATTATCAAATTGCGTTTGCGTCAAGCCTCTTTTGGTTTCAACATTTCTAAAATACGTATACAGTCTTAACCAAAAAGTATCCGGAAAATCTTTTGTAAATTGATCAAAAGTAACTATTTTTCTTTCTTTTACATTATATATTTTAGCATCCGCTTGACAAAGCTTGTTATCACTTTCTTTATAAAAATTATTTCCTTCAGAAATAAAAGTTAGATATGCAAGATATAAATTTGTCTTTAAAAATTCCAAATCTAATTTATATACTTTTGTATATCTTTGTTGAAAAAACTGTTTTATATTAAAAATATTTCTTTTTGCTAGATATCCTTTATGACCGCCAACATTTCCTAACATAGCTGGCGAGCTTATGTCGGCATATAGTAACCAAGGAATATTTTTATCAATTTTAAATCCAAATCTTTTACACATTTCAGCAAATGCAAAAAAGTTAGGACTAAATAAATATTCTTCATATTTTATAGTATCATCGCCAGCATCATTTTCATCAATAGTAAACATAATACCACTAGAAAAACGATTTATGTTACTGTATAAAACTGCTTGAGATAAAGTAATAGCATAATTTCTAGAAGCTGCTTTTAAAAAATTAACATACTTATCAATAAATGTTTTATGATCTGTTATTTGTGAGTTTAAATTTTGCTGTGCTAAAATATTTTCTTTAAAATTTATTGCAAAAACAGCATGCATTCCCTTATGTTCGCTAGCTACATCACTATATGTTTTAATAATTTGAAAATTTCCATATTTAGACTCTTGTGAAAATTTTCCTAATAATGATCCTTCGTGATAATAAGCTTTCATTTTTTGAATTGCTTCTGCACAAAAATCTTGCAATAATAATGATTGATTAGAAAAATTGAAAAATTGTTTTACGTCTACGATAGCATCTGCTCTTGGTAAAACTATGTCGTTTTCATCATCTAAAATTCCGTATAATAGATTTTCATTATATATATCACCAAAAGGTATATTAAAATCAGGATTTTGTCTAAAGTTTATATTTTCTATAACACTTATTGATTCTGTAATATATTTTTGTCTAGCATTATATAAAACACTAATAGATTTAGTATTATTATTAGAAAATTCTGGATATCCATCTAATTTTATTTGCTGTATTATATCATTATCATAACTCATAAATTAATTATTTGCCCATTGGAGAAGCGACCTTACCAGATTCATCTATCCAAGCTATTTGCTTGCATTTTATTGTACTTTTAGTAAGAATATCGGACTTATTATAAGAAAATTTTGATGTCATAACTTGAAAATATCCTACTACTCCTAATCTGCTAGCTAAATCAAAATTTCTACCAGACATATATAAATAAGGATCAATAAAGATAGTATCGCCCGGTTTTAAAAATGTTAAAGCTGGTACTGTTGTAATTTCACATTGATATAATTGTTTTAAAGTAATTAAATTAGTAGTTTGTCCTTCTTGTGATGCTATAGCTTCTTTTGTTCCGGGTGAATCTATACGTGAAAAAGTAATTTTTTTTACTATACTACTATATTGTCTTAAGGCAATGTGAAAAATACCTTTTTTAACATCCAAATCTTTAGTTCCATTATTATTAAATATTTCTCCCGGTGCAGACGTAGCATCGTAAAGAATGAAATAATCTCCAACGCCATTAGAAATATTATTTGTTAATGCCGTTTTAAGTCTATTAGAAAAATCACTTTGACTAATGGTGCCGAAAAAAAGATCTGAGGATTTTTTACGTCTAGTTATAAAATCTACTAAGCCTCCATAATCTTGCATAAAAGGTACTGTTAAGTGTTTGGTGCCTATTTTTAATTTATTATTAGAAAATTCAGTTGGCATATCAAAATATTGTGGCGCTAAAACTGGTCTTAGCAAACGATCTAATAAAAGTTGCATGAATGTATGTAAAGTGATACTACTTGGTTTGTTTTCTATAATACCTCTCCAAAATTTCATGAATAGATCTAAAGATATTGGTATATCAGCTAAATTAATATTTATTTCTCTTGGTTCGTCTGAAGTTAGCGTTATGGATTCTTTTGGAATTTTTAATTTTATATCTCCCAACACTATTCTTGGTCTTGATTGAGGCGGGTTAGAACTTTTATCTCCTGCTTTTAAGCCTTCTAATAAAACATCTAATATATCTCCAAGAAATATAAAACTTATTTTTTGGTTACCACTCACATTTATAGTATCAGCACTAACTTCTCTATTAGTGGCTGTTTGAACTGCACTATTTATTTCTTGTCCATTAGCAGCCTGTACACCTACTGGGTTAAGAACACTTCCTTGAGCGGTTCTTACACCCGTACCGCCAATTAAATTTCCGCGCAAATTAATAAGAGATCCGCCGCCTTCTTCAAGTTTTTTTCTATATTCTCCAAAACCAATTCGATTAAAGCTAATTATTTGCTTTTGCACTAAAGGATTAGCAACATTAGTAGTAGTAACTTTATTTTGCTGCTGCTGTTGTTGTCCAATAGCACCGCCACCTCCAGCAGCAGTAGGAGGTAAAGTCATAGGTTTAGGCTGCAAAGACATTCCAAGAGATGGCGATGGTAATTCAACACTATAAAGACCTCTAATACCATTCATTTTATTTTTATTATCAAATAAAATTTTATTTAAAACAGAAGAATAAACTTCTGCTTGTGCTAACAAAATTTTATTTTTTATATCCTCTAAATCTTTTACTAATGGACTGTCTTTTTCAAATTGCTCTAATCTTTTTTGTTTAGCTTCTTCTGTGTTTCCTTCTATCTTTTCACCAAGAATTAATTGTTTTTGTTTTTCTATTTCTTTTCTTTGTTCATCTAATTGATCTTGTAATCCTTTTAAAGTAGATTTTGCAGTTGTGATATTTAAAATATCAGCTTTGTCAGAATTTAAAATACTATTAATACTAGCAATATAATTTATTCTTACTTTAATAAAATTTATATTTTCAATAATCATTTCATGATTATGAGGAACAAGATAAAGAACTTTTTTAAAACTTTTAAAAATTTCAATAAAGGTATCTACAGAGGCTATAGGAATATTAGAATTAGCAGAATTTTTAACGAAATTATCGTATTCCGCTCTTAAAGCAGGTTCATTTATATTATAATTTATTAATACCTTTATTCTGTAATCTAAATTATTAAAACGTTTTTTTTCAGAAGAGTTTGGTGCGTTAGTTAATAAATCTGAATAGCAAAAAGTTGTTTGAGAAGACTCTGGAGGTTTGGCTAACCATCTAGAGGCATATTCTCCAACAAATGGATTTATTTTTGTTAATAGTGCATTGGGTTCAGTTATGATTAATTCTAATTGAGCCTCAAGATTAACATCGGTGTCTGCTGTGTTGGTGCCTTTATAATCAAATGAAAAAGAAGTTAAACCAACGCCAGCATATAATTTTTGTGCTTTTATTATTTTAACCGCTTGCTGTGTCGCGTTATCTTCTTCTTTTTGTGTTTTATCATTAATAAATGGCTTACCCGTTGTAATATCAATATTTGGATTAATAAGGGTAGGTACTTCCCAATCATATTCTAGCCCATTTATTAAAAATGTTTTATAAATTTTAACTTGAACGGTGACATGTTGCGATAAACTTGCAGGAAAAATATCAAAAATTTCCTGAATTTTTGGATTCATGTCCAAAGAATTAACAGAAAAAGATCCTTTAGCAGAATAATCTATTGGCTGTACAGGACTTTCACCACTAACAGAAGCTGGAAAGGGGAAAAATTGGTCATGTCTTATAGTGACAAAATTTTCATAAGGAAAATATTCTCTACCTGAAGTTGCAGCAGATGTATCTGCTACGCCTTCAAAAAGTAACTGACTAAGCCCTCTCTCACTTTTAAATGTTTCTCTATATTTTTGCAGAATTTCTTCTACATAATATATAAGAGCAGCTTGAGCATTAAGTTTAAATTGCTCATTTTGATTTTGTATTTCTTGTGCCATAATTAATATTTAATATATTGTATTACAGTCTCTAGAGGAAGAGGAATTAAAATTTCTTCTCCAAGTATTATATCAGATTCAGTTGGTTTGTTATTAAAAAGAGCAATAACCCACCAATCATTTGGATTGCCATAAAATTTTTCTGATAATTTATAATATCTATCTCCGACAGACCAAATATGAGAAAATGTTCTAATTTTATTCATATCTTCTGCACTTGGAAAATCAAATTTTGCAGTTGAATAATGATTTAAATATTTTACACCTTTTTTTAAAAAAACATTATTATACATTTCTGATTTATTTAATAATTTATATCTTGTAGAATATCTATTAACCATATATTTTCCTAACTATTATTGAAGATTTGGAAATTCATCTGCTTCCGGAGCGGGTCCACTATTTGCTGATCCTGCATTAGCACCACCGGGAGCGCCTGTATTAGTAGTTCCAGTAGCGCCTGTAGCGCCAGCTGCTGTGTCTTTAGACTCTTCTTTGGCAGCGCCTGCTTTGGTTGGTTTTGGAGTTTCTGTTTTACCATTTTGACCTGCTTGACCACCACCCCCTGTACCAGCATTTGGTTTAGCGCCAACTATATAAGGCCAACCAGCTTTACCTCTAAAATCTGTAGAATTATTAACTAATACTAGATTAAGATTAACTTTAATTAATTTAGGATAAATAAAAGAGCCATTTTCATAAAAACCGGCTTCTAATTCTGGTTTAAACTCATAACCGTTAATCATGCCTTCCATATATTTATCTTGTGTAGTTATGTCAGCTAAAATATTATAAAATTTTATTTTTATTTTTGGCAACAAAGGAGGAGTATTAGACATGTAGGAACTATTTGCATTTTCTGTTTCTACTTTTGCTCCTAAAGCATAATTTGATAATAAACTTACTTTGTATAAATTATTGATTGATTCATTGATATTTTCAGATAAAACATCAAAAGCTATATTTGTATCTCTTGTAGGTGCATTGCCACCTAAGCCCATAAATTGACCGGGAAGAGGATTTAAATTACTATCTATCGTTGTTGGATTAGATTTAAATGAATCTGTTAAAGAAGTCACAAAAGCTTTAAACACTAAAACTGTCTTTTTAGAATCATTTTCTAATTTAATAGTTATATTAGCCATTTTTAGAAGCTTCCCTTATATTTGCTAGCCAATTTAGAATCTAAGTATGGCAATAAAACTTTGCCCATTTCTTGTCCATCGATTTGTAATGTAACTGTAGCATTTCCAGCTGCACCGCCTTTTGTTTCTTTTGTTGTAGCACCAGCAGCAACGTTATTTAAGGCTTTTGTTATAGCGGCTACTAAAGCATCATTATCAGCATTTTTAGAATCTTTTTGAACGGTATAATAATCCTTTGCGGTTTCAACAAACTGTTTAGCAGAATCAATTTTTGCTGGGTCTGATTGGGCAATAGAAGAGAATGTTCTATTAATCGAATCCATAGTGGTTGCAAAATTAACAGTTTTACCTTCTGGCATCTTGTTTATTGCTTCACTAATATTATTTATGGCTTTTGCAATTTGTTCCGATATTGCTTCAATGCCAGATAATTTTAATGTATCAGCAAAATTCTTTATTAAAGTATTAAATGCTGTTATTTTTGTTTCATTTAAATCGCCTAAAGCTTTTGAAATGATAATGAGAGAACCTGCTAGTGCAAAAGCTCCAATAGCCATTCCAATAGCTCCAAATCCCGCTCCAGCAAATGCGGCAACTAAAACACCAATAGCTGTAGCAACGCCATAAAGATTAGCAACTGCTTCACCTGTTAAACCGGAAGCTAAACTTTTGATTGAATCTATCAATTTAGCCATACCAGTAGCAGCCATAAATATACCAGCACCAATCAATGCGATACCGGCACCAACCGCTAAAATAGGTATAGCTGCTACGGTGCTTACTTTTGTTAATATTACTAGTGCTACTATAAATCCCGCCATAACAACTACTATAGCTCCAAAGGCCGCTAATGCTTGTGGACCGGTTAAACCAGCAAATGCTTTAACTAATTCTGCTAAACCAGAAGCAGCTAGTTTGACTGCTAATGCAAGTGCTAATACAACTAATCCAATTTGAATAAATGTTCCCATCCTTTTTTCTATTACTTCTCCAAAAACATCAAAAGCCTTAGATAGCATCGGAACAGCCAAATATAAAGGAGGAGATCTTGGTTTTGTAATTGCATTACTTAAATCTATTAGCATAGGAACTAAAATAGCTAATAAGGTTATGATAGCTCCTATCTTACCGCCAGTACTCATATTAGTCCACGCTTTACCTAAAAGGTTTGCCGCTAATGCTGCTTTTTGTTTTGCAATAACCAACAATAGTAAAACTGAAACGACCGGCTTAATTGAAGGGTGAACTTTATCCATAGCATCAGCTATAAAAGAAACAGATTTAGCAAAAGAATTTATTATATATAATAATGGTTGTGCTATAACCATAACTGACTGAAGAGCTGTTTGCATTTTTTGCGATGCTAAGGCAGCTGCTTCTTGTGCTGCTTGTAATTCTTTTTGAGAGGCCGCTTCTTTTTCCATGTCCATCGTTAATTGAGTAGTATTTTTACTTAAAAGATTTTTTGCTGCATTTAAATCTTTTATACCAGCTGCATTAGCAAAAGCAATTAATTGGAATTTATTCATTCCATCAGCTTGTAAACCAGCCGCATCTATCGCCTTCTTCATAATCAGAATTCTTTCTGATTCTGTGGCATTCATCATTTCGATAGAGTTAAGATAATTACCGCCTAATATAGCGTTCAATTTTCCCGCTGCTGTTGCTGCACCATCAAAAGTATCAAATTGATCACCAACGATACCATTTAATTCTTGTACGGACATTCCTAAAGATTTAGCTTGTTTTTCTAATTTTATAAATACATCGATTGCTTGCTGACCGTAGCCAGCTAATTTAGGCATATTAGTGGCAAATTCTTGTAACATTTGTTTTGGTGCTATACCAGCAGCAATCGCATGTTTTGCTATTCTGTCTTGTGCAACCATTGCCTCGTTAGAAGACATTCTTAATGTTTTTGTAAGGATATCAAAATTTTTACCAGTAGTTGTAACCTCAACACCAAGATTTTTCATCTTTGCTGCTGATTCGGTTAACTCTTTGCGAACTTCTACAGTTTGTTCTGTAAAACCTGTCATTGATTGATATAGCGCTAAATTAGCTTCTGCCATTTCTTTAAAGCCAATACCAAATTGTGACATTCCAGAGCCAAAATTTTGGAAATTTTCTGCTACTCTTCCAGTAGTAGCGGCATACGTAGCATTAGCTTGAGCTAGAACGCTTGTCATTTTAATTGCTTGAGAGACTAATTCATAAGAAATAGCTAGAATCGGGTTCCAACCATTAAGAATATTATTTAACAAATCGGGCATGCCCAATAAGCTACCAATCTGTTCTCTTAACTTTAAAGTTATAGACGTTAAAACTGCTTCTTGTTGTCTATTGATTCTTAAATTTTGTTCTAAATAATTAATTTCTACCGATCTAGCTTCATTGTTGGACTTAAGAGTTGTTTGCATTTTAAAATATAATGCAGTAAGTTCTTTAAGTTTTTTTTCTTCTTGTGCCGCTTCAGTTAATTTTCCACTAGCTTTTAATAATTCAATTTCTTCAGTTTTAGCTTTAATTTTGTTTTTAGTTATTTCAACATTAGTTTCATCTATTTTTTGTGCTGTTAATAAAGCTTCATATCTTCTTTGTTCAGTAGAAGCAATTTTTCCTACTATCCCTTCTATTTCTAGTAAAGATCGAGATTCATCATTTAATGCAGATAATCTTTCTTTCAAGGCTATCTTTTGAGCACGAAGAGAGTTTGATTCTTGTCTAGCTTGCTCATTGATCTTTACGGATAAATCATATTGCTGTTTTAAAGCATCATTAATATCTTTTAAAGCTTGTAAAACAGCATCTGGTGCTGGATTTGCTGGCGGTGGAGTATTACCGCCTGAACCACCGGGACTATTTCCTTGACCATTAGACATAAAAAAATTACCTCAAAAGTTATAACTTAATTAGAGATGAAAAGAAAAAACGACAAGGATAATATTCCTTGTCGTTTCAATTACTTACTAGCTCTTTTCACTGCTTCGCTTTCTTCTTTTAGATGATCAACCAATTTTTCTACAAACCATTTTCTTAATGCAACTGGCAGATTATAACTTTCAAATATTGAGAATCCACCATAATACTTTAGATAGAAAAAAGTTTCGTAGATGTTTTGTTGATATTCATTACTTAAACCAAAAAAAGTCTGCCGTCAGCGGCACCTCCAACTCCGCTGAGTTATCACATGATTTACAATTAAATGAGTGGCGCATATCTACGCCTGTAACATTATCACTATATGTTTTTCGTAAAAACCTTGAATCAGCCGCTGGAAGCACGCTTAATGCACGTTCAATCATAGCTTTGTCTGTTACATTTTCTACAGAAACAACCATAGATTTTAATTGTTGTAGCAATAAAGAATCACCAACTAAGTCATTTTTCTTTTTTGTAGTTTCAGTCTTAGCTAATTCTTTTTCATCATAACCATTTAACACTCTGCAAACAACTGTCCATTTAGTTGATGGAAGTTGAACAGTAAAATGTCCATTACTGTCTACAGGTAATAATTGTTTTTCTTCTTTTTCTTCTGGTTCAAGTTTTTCTGACAAATCAAATGTAGACTTATTTTTTTCTCCGCAATTAGGACATGTAACGCTTGTAGTATATTCTGGACCATATGCTGAAATACGAGCGGCTACAATAATAGCACTACGATCTTCTATTGTTAATGTATCGGGATTTAAGCTTTGATCTACAATCAAAGATTGAATAAGCCTATCTAATGCCACCCCCTTTTTTAATAGGCTGCGTGATGTAAGAATATCTTCTTCTTTTGCGGTCATTTGTTTTACTTCAATGACATCTTTACCATGTAATGGGTGATGTTCAGGATAAAACTTACCTTTTGATGGAAGAGGGACAAATTCTGTTGGTGTGATAAAGTTAAGAGGCGCTGCTGTTGTATTTGGCAAAGGTACTGCCTGTGGAGATAATTGTTGTGGTAAAGGTACTGCATCTTGGCGTTGCATTTGTGCGCCTAGACGTTCTTCATTGTTTCGCATTTATAACCTACGCTTTCTTGGTGAAATACTCATAGTGAGTATAACATAAGTAGAAGATAAATTAAATTAATCTTCTTGATCTGGCAACGAACCAAAAACTCTATTTGCATTTTCTGTTAAAGTTTTATTAAGTTGTTCGTCTTTCTTTTGTTGTTGTTGAGCAGCATTTCTATTTTGTTCGTCTAAAAGAGCTTGAGCATTACGACGAGCAGCATCTTGTCTTGCCGCTTCTGCTTCGGCATCTAATATAACTTGTTCATTTTTTAAGCGCTCTCTTTCAGCAATTTCTCTTTCTTTTTGTTGACGATCAGCTTCGGCTCTTGTTGCTTGTTGAGCATCTTGTTCTTTTTTTAATGCTGCTGCTGCACGTTCACGCTCTAGGGCAGTTCTTTGTGCTAAACCTTCTTCCAATTCACGTATTCTTTCTTCTGCTTCTGCTTGAAATAATCTTTGTTCATCGGTTATAGACGCTCTTCTTATTTCTTCTGCCTCTTTAGCAGCCAAGATTTCTTGTTGAGATCTAACAAGAAAATCATTAAAATTTAATAATGTAGTAAAAATATCTCTATTTTCTAAATCTCTTTGCGTAAAACGTCTTTTTAATTTATTAGATTTATTTTCGATTGGAACATTAATTTTAGTAGAAATATTACTTTTCTTTTTTGGATCACTAAATTCATTTTTAATTAACTTTGTTGAATCTGTTCCATCAAATTTTATATTTGTATCTTCTGGTTTATCTCCATAGCCTTTTATACTTCCAGAAGCTATAAGAGTGCTAACTTCGTTAACGTCCTGAACAATATCTTTTGAATTTAATGTAGCCCAATCATAATTAATTGTACATTCAATATTAACTATATCTTCGCTTTCATAGCTTAAAGAGCCAAAGTTAGTACTTGTGATTAATGGATTATGTAACTTCCAAATTTCTATTTCTTTTCCATCTGGATCTAATTGAATAATTTCTAAATCATTTCCAACTGCTTCTATCATTTTATCTTTAGAAACAGCAGAATTTAAAAAATCACCGTCTGCTGGAATTGTATATCCACCAGTTAACAGTCTATCAAGAATAGTTTTTGAAGCTAAATCGCTTGTATCTCGTACAGAGGCAAATTTAACAGTTATTGGTTTCCATTTAACTAAACCGGGAAGCTTAATATAATGATTAAGCCTACGATGTTCAGTAACGGTAACTTCATATTCTGGCTTCTTACACTCTTTTAGAGCATAAGTGAACTTTTCCATACCGCCTTTGGTAAATCTAATAAACCATCTATGAGAACGTAAAGGCTCTGGAGTTCTATCGTCTGACCAAAATGCCATTGTTCCTCACAAATATTATGGCGTTCTATTGCCGTTTAATGAAGCCCAATCGTATTTGATTGTGCAGCTTATTTCAACAATTTCTTCATTAGAATAATCTAAATCGCCATATTTTATTTCTGTAAAGAATGGACGATATAGTGACCAAGTTTCTACTGTTTCGCCGTCAGGATCTACTTGTATAATATCCACGCGACCAATAGCGCCATCTGCTTTTAATTTACCAATTGTTTCACGATCTTCTTGTTTTTTTGGTAACTGATAGCCAGATAAATTATTGATTGCATCAATTAATTGTGACGCAGTTGCGCCATTAGATTCTTGAGAAGCAATAATAGCAGCAAAAGTCATAGTTACATCATTCCACTCAAGACGACCCGGAAAATTAAAGAAATGGTTTAAATATTTGTGCTGGATAGAACCAACTTTTGCTGATGGCTTACTTACTTTTTTTACAGCATATCTCATGTTATTTAAAAACGGATTATTGCCGTTAAAAGTAACATACCATCTGTGCTGTCTTAATGGTTCTGCTTTTAAATTGCTCCAAAATGACATTTTTTTATTCTCCTAAGATCTATATTATATAGTCTCTAAACTATTTTTAATCATTAAATGATGCACCGCTATTTGTGATAACGAAGTCGATTGCGATAAATTCAATAGCACGGGTTGGCTTTAACAAAATCTTCGCATATACAATGTTACGATCTACTAAATCAGGAGTAGTTGTTGTATTATCTAATACAACCTTATATTCTGATAAGCCAAAACGTGACTGTACGCTACCCAAGAAAGGTTCTGCCAAGTTTGTAAAGCGCTTCCAAGTTACGTCGATATTTGGATCGAAGAGAACTGTGGTAGCCATACGGCTAATTTCTTTCTTAACGTAAATCATTAAGCGACGAACATTGATACGGTCAAGCGCACTTGGTGTTACTTGTAATGTCTTTTGACCAAAGATTACGATACCTTCTGATGGGAAGGTTGCGATTGGATTAATGTTTGCTTCATAAAGCGCATCACGATCTTTAGAACTTAAACGTAATGCTGTTTGAATAACTGGTAAGCCAGCTGCACCATCGCTTAAGCCGCCACGATTAAATCCTGCTGGAGCGAACCATAATTCTGTGCTACGTTGTGCGCTTGAGAATGTACCAAGAGCGGCAATAGAGGGTGGTAACCAAACAGTATTGTTGTTTAATGTGTCCTTAGCTAATACCCAAGGGAAGTATGCACAACCATAGCTGCTGTTTAATGCACGATTCTTTAAGTTCAATACTGTACGATCTACATCTGGCTTACGTTGTGCAGTTGTGGTAATGGCAGTTGCTTTACCTTCTTCTGGCACATAATCACCGCTCAAATCAATAATTGCTAACGCATCACCGCGTGATTCACATTTTTCAATCAATAAAGAAGTTAAACCTTCATTGTCAATACCGGGCATGCAAGCAAGATTCATTTCAACTACTTCTGGATCTGAGATGCTTTCAACTGCTACCTTAATAGAATTATAAGCATAGTTTGTTGTTTCTGTGGGATCTTCGGCTAATCTTCTTCTGTTAAATGGATCTTTTTCAGTGATATCAACACCGTTGAAGCCGTTTACTAATGGTACTGTAAACTTATTAAACCTTGTTAACATCAAAGAACTGCCGTCACTTCCTGTGTAACCTAATGAAGTTAAAGAATCGCCAGAAGCACGATTTCCCATTTTCCATGTAGCTGCTACGTTATTGTCTATTTTCCAATAGGTACCTGTGCCGCCACTATATGAACCAGTAGTAACAGATGCACTTACATCGTCTAATGTAAATAAGAATTGATATTTAGAAGCAGCATAACCATTTGCTTGTGGTCTAACATAATCAAAGAGATCTTTATTAAATTTCTTTGTATTTCCTACATTTGTTTTTAAGCCCCAATATACGGCACTTAAAGAAGGCACAGTGGAATCATCGGTTGTTTCTAACAACGGAAGTTGTGGTAATGCAAAACTAGCAGTAAATGTATTATTACCTGCAATAGCATCATCAATAAAGCCTTCAGAAAGAGTATAAGAACCACTTTCTTTTTCTAATGTGCCCATTGTATATACTTTAGGACCATAGAAACCATATGGTAATAACGATGCATCTGTTAAACCATTTTCTACGTCTTGATTTACAACAACACGAACATATTTTGATTGATTGGCGTGTAAACCAAATTCTACGTATGCTTTCTTATTATAATCCCAAACAGTATACTTATCACCAATTTTTTTAGAAATAAAGTTTTCTGAAGAAGGATCTAAAGTAAGACCAGTAAATCTTTCAACATATACTGGATTAGAATCTGTATCGTCCATTTTACGAATGGAAACAGTGAAAGTACCATACTTAACATAAATGTTGGTTGGTTCTTTAATGTCTTCAATACAAATCTTTAAGTTTTGGCTATTCCATTCACCTTCTGAAAGAGATACAAACTTAAATAATTCAGTTACTGGATATTTGCCAGTTTCTGGATCTGCAATAAATGATCCTGAGTCCTCTCTGTGTTGAGAGACAATCCAACCAGTTTCAGCATCACGGGCACCATAATTAAAATCTGAGAAACCAACTGAACTGCTTAAATCTTTTAATGGTACAAGAATGCCCGCAAAATCTTTTGTAGATAAAGTTGTTGAATTCTTTTGTACCCAGCTTTTAAATGTTTCACCTAAGAAATAACCGGCTGGCTTATCTGTAACATTATCGTTGGTTAAAATAGGATTTGTATTTAAAATGTTACGAATATATTTCTTAGAATTTTCATCAAAATTAATGCTTGAAGTTATATTTGCAGTTACAATTTTGAATTCTAATTCTGTGCCATTTGCGCGAATCCAAGTATTAAATTGACCAACTAATTGATTAGAACCACTTAATGGTTTACCAGTAAGACCAAAAGTGTTAGATTGACTGTCAGAATAAAGAACTGCTGCCAAAGAAGCAGTTGCATCCATACTATAAACATCTTCCGAGCTACTTACAATTGGCGCAACAAATAAGCCGTAAGCATAATTTGTATTCCAACCAGCTTTTCCTTGTCCACCGGCTTCTGGATGTTCAAAACCAGCTAATCTAACGAAAGTTATAGGATTTGAATTACGGAGGTACGCTTGTGCTGCATAAGCGCCATATGTAGGAGCGGTTTTATTACCATCTCTCCATACATCACCGCCTTTTCCACCCGGAATAGGCTCACCAAATACTTCAACGAAATCTGAAAAGCTTTGAATTTGAACAGGACGCATAGCTGGTCCGCGAAGCGAACGACCGATAATAACAGGCCCCATTTGACTTGGCAATCTTGGTAACTGCGAATTGTCGATTTCGTTAATAAAAACACCGGGGGATACAAATCTAAACTTGGAAACTGACATTATTTAATTCTCCTTTGGGAGTTGAAACATAGAAATTTTTAGTCGTTTTGACTTAATATAAATAGTAGTTCTATTTTGCAAAATGCTATAAATAATTGTTTTATTTGGCATTAAATACATTTTCTCTTGCCTTAATGCACTTTGCTATAATTTCAAACTTATGATCTATCTGACCAAATAAGTTTTTGCTTTCTGCTATAGTAATAATTTCATAAAATGTATCGCCGTAAAGAACATAATCTCCTTCACGAACAAATAAATCTTGATCTTCTGTTAAACGTCTGCGATGAAATTTTACTGTAATGTTTGTAACACGATCAATGCCAAAAACTTTAGTTTCTGTTTTACTACCTTCCCATTCAACCATCGCTTGAACTTCTACTGGAGAAAGAAAAGTTTTTTGTATTGCTTCACCGTATAAATTATAATTTGTTGCTTCACGACTCATTGGATAATAAGTTATCACTTGTCCAACAACACGCTCAATAATTTCATCATTAATTTGCTTGACAAGATTACGCTCTTTTTCACCAAGAAATAATGGCGGTGGGGGGGCATCAGGTTGCTTGGCAATATTTTCTGCTATGCTAGTTTTTGTGGGTTTCTTTTTTCTAGCCATTTAAATTATCCTACGAAAATAAGATTTGGAATATATTGCTGTGTTTTAGCAGTATCATCCATTATTTTAGCGCTGTCTTCGCCAACTTTAACATATGTCATTTCTGCTAATTGTGTTTTTAATTCTTCACGAAGTTTATCTTTTTCTTCTTTTCCTTCTGCAATTAATTTATCTCCGTTCAACGTGACGCTATCGCCGGGAATTGGAATTTTATCAAACTTGCTGCGTACATGACCTAACATTTCTTTTGCGCTTGCTAACGCAAAACGACGAATCCATTGTTTGCCAATACTATTTATTTTATCATATGGTAGATTTTGAAATGGTAATGAATTCATGTTATTTATACCATTTACTCCAGTAATAGTATTAGAACCGCTAGTAGAACTCCATGCATTAGTAGAAACAGTAAAATCGAACCAGAATTTTGTTGGAGAAGCAGGATTTGGTGTTGGATACAATCTTAACATATTATTACGCAATTGATATGACCAATCGCTTACACGGGTTTTAATGGCATCTTCATATGCCATTGCTTGTAATTTATTTTGCCATGCTGGAATAACTTCAAACGTGCTATCATCTGCATATTGTCCATAAGTAGATAAATTACCTACTACATTAAGACCTCCAAAATAACCGTAAAAATTCCAAGATGCACCGGCAGTTTTATAGTATACTTTTAATACGTTTATTCTTTTACCGGCTACATCCCAACCATTTTGTGATGCAGCTGCTTCTACAGCTGCTTGTAAATCATAATCTTGAACACTTGGCGAGGTTGTAATAGAAGCAGAATATACCGGCTCATCACCGTTAACGCCAACTAATGTATTAATTCCAAGTGAAACATTTTTTGCGTATGTAAATTGCATTTTTGGAAATGCAAGAGAAGCATTTGCTAATTGCTCTGCGTTGCTGCCAGTTAATTGTCCATCGCTATTAAATGAGCCTGTGTCTTGACCAAGCATGAATGGTAAAGCATTTTTTGCTTGATGAATATTAACAAGATAAGAATATTCTAAACATGCTTCTTCGTATGCTGTATGTATTTGTGTTTCTACTAACTCAATATCTAAAACATCACCACCAAGTTTTTTATATGTAAAAGCAACTTGTTCAACTTTGCTCATTTGTGAAACAGGTGAAAAATTAGGAATCGCCATTATTTATTCCTCGGGAAATAGTATAGTAATTAGTTATTATTATCTTCTTTCTTCACAAATAAAAAACCCCGGAACCTTTCGATTCCGGGGCAGAGATTTTAACCTCTTTTAATTATTAACCTTCTAAGTCTTCTACTACAACCAAGCCGTACATGTCTGGACGGACCATTGCCTTACCATAACGGGTCAAAACAGCCTTACGTGGTGTAAAGTTGTTTGGATCGAAGATGGTTGGTGTGGATTGTAGTGGTACGTATGGTGCATATACGTAACCGCTTTCTAAGAAGCTACCACCCTTACGGCCAACGAGAATTACGTTGCGGAGGAAGTATGGGTGAACAATTACGTCCCACTTCTTATTCATATCGCCAACCTTGACAGCACCTACAGTACCCTTTTCAGCATCGTTTGTTACGGATGCACGGAAACCGCTGGTGAATTCAAGAACGTTTGCAACTTCTGGTGAGCAAACAAGGAAGTTTGCACCGCCGCGCAATGTCTTACGGTGAATGAGTGCAGATACTTCATTGATTGTTTCAACAAGTGTTTCGTACCACATGCTTACGTTACCAGTGAAATCTGGTGGTGCTGCATAGTTTGCTAATACGCCACCAGCTAAATCAACGCCAGTTGCACGATTTACAAACTTACCGGGGCGGCGGCTCCAATACTTAACACCAGCAGTTGCACCCTTGATAAGATCGTTCAAGATTTCTTGATCGATATCAAGACCGATTTGTTCAGACAACATGGATGTTAATTCTACTTCTGCATCCAAATTGTGATAAGCATTTAAGTCTTGACCTAATTCTGGGGTCCATTGAGCCTTCAACTTACGTGTACGGGCTGTAATTGAGAAGGAGTCAACCTTTAATTCGATTTCTGGAATTTCGGCAGAACCTTCAAATGTCCAAGGTGTTGCACCCTTGATTGCGCCAAGAGCGTTTGTACCAACAGTTTGGAGATTATCCTTGATTGGGTAAGACAAAGCTACGTGTGAGCCAGTTACTACAGCTGAAAGAGCAGCAGAAGTTTGTGCTACTAATACCATTTGTAGATACTTGGTACCACTTACTTCTACAACTGTGGTTAAGCGACGAACCAACTTAGCACTGTTTTCTAGTGCTGAAGAACCGGTTACATCTAATTCACCAGAACCGCCATCAGCAGCAGCTTGTGCTAAAGATACGGCGTATACATCTTTTTCAGCTAATAATGCGCTTTGTGAAAGAGCAGAAAGAGGTACACGTAATACAGTTGCCTTGGTATAAACAGCATCACCCAATACGTCTGGATCCCAGCGTACTAATGCTTTTTGTGCATCGGTTGCTGTAGCAATTGTTACGTTTGAAAGAGCAGATGTATCTACGCTACCGGTGCCTACATAATCGTGATAACGTGAAGTGTTATAACCATTTGCTAAGTTATAGAAACCCTTTTCAGTTTGTTCGCCATCTAAACGAACACCGGCTGTGATTTCTACACCAAGACGATCACCGAAGAAACTTTCGCCTTTCTTGAATACGCGATCACCAGCATTACCTACATCTGTACCGCGCTTGAAATCCATGAAGAATACAAGACCGGATGGTAAGCTCATTGGTTGTACGCTTACGAGATCGTTAGCAATTAAGCCAGCAAATACACGACGAACGATAGGGAAAGCTACTGCTGCGAAACCTTGTACGTCACCGCTTGACATTGTGTTGGCTTCGCGGAGTAATTCCTTAGCTTGGTTTTCTAATAATACTGCCATTGTGCTGCGTTCACGTTCTGTCTTTAAACCTTCCAAAAGACCAGACTTTTCCCACTTACCTACTACCGCTTGTGTTTCTACTAACATGTTACGTTCGACAGAACCTTCTGTCAAGCGTTCTAATACGTTACTCATATTTATATCTCCTTAAGATAGTTTATTTAGTTTGTTTTATACCCGCTAGGGCTTTCATACGTTCTGCCATTAAATCGTTTAATGAATTTGAGGCAGTCTTTTTTACTGCATAAGGCGTAGCTGCTCTATTTAACGTTTCGCGTAGAGATTGTGGAGCTTCGCTCTCTTTTTTATTCTCTACAGCATTTTGAACCGTTTCATAAATTGTCTTCGCCGCTAATACACTATCTGCTTTGGAAATTGATTCGACAATTTGATTTTTTTGTCGCTCATTCAAGGAGGTATTACCCAATGCTTTATTAGTGTACAAAAGTTTAGCATTAACAAGATTCATCTTTTCTAATTGTTCTTTTAATGCTGATAAAGTCTTTGTTGTGTTACCGTATAATGCTTGAAGCTTTTTATTTTCTTGCATTAAATCTTTCATCTTTTCTAATTCTGCTGCACGTTCTTCGGCTGCTTTTTCGTCACGGGCTGCTGCTAATTCTACAGTACGTTGTTCGCGTTTTTGTGTTTCTGTAGAACCCATATAGCCATCACTTAAATTACCAACCTTTAAATCAACACGAAGCTCTTCAGCTAATTCTTGAAGTTCTTCTTCAGTTAATTCAATTTCTTCTTCCATAGTAGAAGGCTTTTGTTCTTTTGAAGCAACAGCAGCTTTATCAGCCGCTCTCATTTTAGATGCTTGAGCAATTTGACTATATCCTTGCGCTTCAAGATTTGCAGCAGACTTTTCATCTTCTTGTAATTCTTCTTCTTTAAGACCAATCATTCCTAAAACGCCATCAGCGAATTGAGGATTGATAGCCATTTGTAATAAAACTGTATAAGCGAATGTTCCAGCTGTTCCAGCTAATATAAATGGAGCAGAAGTTTTTAATTTGTTGAGAGCATTCATAAACTTTTCTACTGGGGTTTTTAATAAACCGGCAGCTCTCATATCTTGAATTAATTGTTTATCTGCATTTGGATCTTTTTTCTTTGCTTTAGCTAAGAAATTATCAATAATTTGCTTTTCTTTATCTTTTCCAGCTTGTGCAGAAGTAGCAGCAGATTGTTGTTGTGCTGCTGGTTGTGCTGGGGTTTGAGAAGTAGGTTGTGCTGGGGTTTGTTGTGGTTCTTCATCCATCAATTCAACTTCTTCTAATTCACCTTGTTCTTCGCTACCGGCCATGCCGCCTTCTTCTTCTAATTCTTCCCATTTTTCGGTAACAGAATTTTTTGAACTTTTAACTTTTATTTTCACTGGATTATTTCCTTCTTCTGGATCGCTATGAAGACTATCTGAAGTCGTATCTTGTTTCAAACCAGTGTCATATCTTTCACCCAACATTTCATTTAGGGTAGCACGAATTTGATCAAAATTAATTGTGATCATTTCTTCATCATCGCCTGAAAAAGAACCGGGAACTTTTGAAAACGCATTTTTTTCACCTGTCATATCGGCAGATAAATCATTATTAGCTAATGGATCAGCAGCACCGGCTGATAAATCAGGAGTTTGAGTAGAATCTGCGGCAGGAGCATTTAAATCTGATTGTGCATTTAAATCAGGAGGAGCGGCTTGTTGTTGCTCCGGTTGAGCTGTTAAATCTTCTTGTTCTAATAACTTTTGAACTGTTTGATTAAACTCTGCACTGTATTTTTCAATCAATGCGTTTTCAGCATTTTTCATAGCTACTTCTTTCAATGCTTTTGCATCGATCATGGCTTGTTGTAACAAATCTGACATTAATGAATCTCCTGTTTGCAGGAAAGAATAGAA